GGCGGGAAGAAGACCGCTGACACTCAGGAAAGACTGGGGTGCCTTTGATTTCCTCAATGGTAATCAAGGAAGCTGGACCGGGACTGATGACCACGCTCCCCGGACAGAACTACCACTGCATAGCGCCGGACCCACCCCGGTCGGCACTGTGCCTGCTGAGAGACCACTTCCTAGGTACTTAGCAGCGCAACTTCAGCGAGTGGCTGCCCCTCCGCTTTTGAGGAGGCAAACCGGGGTGGATTTGCGGGTGTTTCGACACTCCTGGGTCCGACGGTGCGAACACAGACTGTTGATAGCAGTTCTGGTGCTGTTGGTTATCGTGCTTCTGCAGCACGCAGTCGAGTGGTGTCTGCGGATGCGCGACAGCCTTAACGGCGCTAACGGGGAGTGGACCGGCAAGGACGATGTGTCCTCCTATTCGACGCTCATGTACTTGACCGTAGGCGCCGACAACACCAACGAGTGGAGAAGAGTGTATCGTGCCGAGCAAGTCGATTCCGTGCCTGAGGGTGACCTTGTCGAGTTCGTGTTCTCGATGCGCACCCATGGATATGAGCTAGCCAAGCTCTACATGGAGAGGTTTGCTCAAACCAGAGTCGGCAAGAACGACTTGATCGGCATAGAACGGGCTATGAGACGCCAAATTGAAATAGGCGACTACGGGGGCATCAAGAGGTGGCCACGAGTAAGCTCTCACCCGAGAGCGCGAGCCATGCGCGGTGACAACCACTTGGAACTTGGGTTCCATTGTGGCCACGCTGGCCACCTAATGTGTGTTTCTCCGTCATCAGAGGGAGTCCCCTTGGGGATTCCACGTCCTGGAACTCTGATGCCCCGTCCACTCGAACCACCCGCCCAAGTCGAAGTGGAGTCGTCACCACAAGTTAGGAGCAGCTCCGTTCGCAGGCCAGATACTCCAAGACCGACTATAAACGGGAACAATGGATCCGCGACAAACACTGATGACCATCTTGGTTGGTCATGTCGAGTGTTCCCGTTGACAACGTGGGGTTATGCTGACCCCAGATGGTACGTCACCAGAGTCAACCCCGACGCGTTGGATGAGGATGGCCAGTACGCGCCGGGTGACACACTCTCCATTAGGAGCCATGCTCCAGGGACAACCATGCCCGATGGTCCGCCTATACCGGTGACCAAGGAGAACCTCGAATCGTTCGCCAAACAGGCGGATTCGGCTCTCGTTTCCACATCTGTCATTTTCATGACGGTTCTTTATTGCGCCGCCACAAACAAAAGGTGGGCTACGCTCGCTCTCCTTCCGGTTTTATGGATGTCGAACACATTGTGGAGGACGTCCAGAAACGCGTATTGTGTTATGCGGCAAGCAATGTGGACGAGCATTGGTGTTATCCCCGTTAAGGAGTCTCAAGGGTGGAAGTTCGTTCGCGAGCAGCTGTCACTGAGGTTCCGGAAGCAGCTCAACGGGAACAACGGAGAAGCAACGAACTCCGACGACGTGCCATCCACCGCCTGCCGGCTAGTTAAGAGCAGGCTCCTCAACACGAAAGGCTCTGGCGACCCAAATGATTGGGTGCCTTTCAGCTCCAGAGAAACCATAACCACGATACCGACCGGCCATTTGGCCGAGGTCGCGTTTTATGTGGGCCCCAATGGGACGTCATTCGTCCTGCGTACCGAGCAACCGCTGGCATTCGACCAGCGAGAACTTGAGTTCGCAGTTCCTATGCTTGAGGCCCTCGTCTGGCCTCAGGACAAGGTCCGGAGGGGTAGGTTGTGCCAGGACCCACGTGTCAGAGCCATGTACGACGCCCCGATCGTACGGCAGATGGTGACTCCGCTTCCGGGGGATCATCGTGTTCCCCACAGCGCCTGGAGCGCCGCCTTAAATTCTCGATCAGCTTTCGAGCCGTCCGAACATGACCCTGACATCCAGTCCGATCTTAACGGGAGTCATGGTGAGTTCACCAACTCCGACGACGTGACGCTCGTTGGGTTGGACGAGTCTTTAAGAGCGATGGAAGCCCTCAACGTTGCAGGCCATACGGAGTGGCAGGCGCCACGGCGCGTTGACCCACCGTCGCAATCAAATGCGATCTCTGCCGGCGCCGCAGCCGAGAGCATACGTGTAAGCCACACCCGCATGCTCCAGACGAACCAACACAAGAGGTTTCAGACACACTCCCCCCCAAGTCGCCAGGTCACACCTCCTGCGGCAGGCTGGGCTAGTGTCGCGAAAGCCGGGTCTGTGAAATCTAGCGGCAGTCAGCGCAGCCACAGGGGGAAGAGAGGCGGACAAAAGCACAAGAGGGCAAAGTCTGACCCCGGGCTTGGAGGCCGGGGGCAGTCTCCCACACCGCCCGCCCCTCTCACTGCCGAAAACCTAGCGAAGCTCTCCACACCACCTACACCCTCCCAGAACGTCCCAGACAAGGCAGGTTCAATTGTCAGCGCGGGTGCCGCCGCTGCGCGTGCGAACCTTGTGCCCATGACCCTTTACGAAGAGGGGGTCGGTTTTAGGGACATACTTGAGGGTAGAGCGAAGCTCACGTGGCCATTAGACGGGCGAGAATCGTTCCTCGCCAGCTTATGGGGTCGGCACACTGCTTACACCTACATGGTCAACCCTGAGAATGTCAGGAAGGTGTGGCTGCAGGTGTGCTCCCGTAATGTGCACGAGGGAACGGTCGGACCCATACGCGGGGAGTGTGCAGAGAAAGGCCTAGAGGATGAGGAGCTGGAAGTCATCCCAAAGCTCCTATTTCAGCGCCTAGAATTTCAGCGCGCGGGCGACGCGCGCGCAGGTGCATCTAAAACGTCCATCGAACACGGACGTTTAAACTTGTGCGCCCCGGTCTGGACCATACTGGACCTCGTAAGGTCTTTGACGTACGCTGCGACACTCAAATCAACTTTAAGTTTAATGAGTTGTTTAAGCCACTCAACGACGCTGCCGAGATCTACGCCCAAACCGGGGAGTTTGATGCCCGCATATTCAAGAAGCGAGAACGTCTCGAGGGCCGTGGCCACCGCACGTTTTTTGGTCCCTACTTTCACCATTCTGGTGTCGTGTTTGCTCGCACGCGACACAATACGAAGTTGTGCATCTCTCGGCTCTTCCATGAGAAGATCGATGTTCACAGTCTTCACAAGATTCAAGTGGGGACTGTTGCGGCGCCACCTCTAGTCGAATACCGCCGTAAGATAGGCAGGATAGCCAGCGACATAGTTTGGGGTACAGGTGGTGACTGGAGTGATAAGTGCACGAAAGAGGCATTTGCTCCTCACGTCAAAAGAGCGTTGCGCGCGCCAGCGTGGGAGGAGGTCCTACGTGATGGTGATGACCGCTCTGAAGACGTCACTTTTATGGGACGTTACGTCCAAGTCAACATCAAGCCCGACGAGTTCGCCAAGCCTTCCAAGCCTCCCCGTGCGGTGAACGATCTTGGGGTAAAAGCCAGCCTACGCGCTCCTTGGCTGGTCAACGCAGTAAAAGATGCGTTGTCATCCCACCCTTTAGTGTACAAAGGGTGGGAGTACATATTTATAAAGAGTCCGTCCATGATTGCACTTGCCGAGGCATTCGAGAAGATGACACGCAGGAACGTCTTCCTGTACTTCTCAGACGACTCAACTGTAGCGTTTCGCACATCCGAGGGCATGTTCTGGGCCAACCTGGACATCACCTCATGTGACGCCTCTAACGGAACCAGCGTGTTTGAGTCCTTGCTGGACTTTGCACCTGGCCGTCTTCGACGCCATATGAAGGCGTTGCTGAGGCAGTGCACATGGGAGTGCCGGGTTGGATACGGAAAAGGATGTTTGAAATTTAAGCCCGTTGAGTATTTTGAGTACTCCGGCTCCCTGTTGACTACTCTATTAAACTGTGTAGCAAACCTCGCCCTCGGGTTTTATATAACACAGGGATACACACCTCGTAGCATGCTTGAGACTCAGAAATGGATTGAAGACAGGCTGGGTTCCTGTGGATGGCAGTGTACCATCCAGAGATGTTCTAGCTTCGAAGAAGTCCAATTCCTGAAGTGCTCGCCCTGTAGGTCAGTCAGCGGCAAGTGGCTGCCCTGCTTGAATCTAGGTGTTATATTAAGAAGTATCGGTCAGAGGAGGGGTGACCTCCCTGGGCGAGGAGATCTCGCTGCTCGCGCGCGG